TATTAAGAGCATCAGTATCAGATCGATTAGGTCATGTATTATTTTGTGGAACTCCAAAAGGTTATGGTAACTGGTCATATGAACTTTATTTAAAAGGTAAGCAAGATAACGATTGGGAGTCTTTTCAATTTACAACTATTCAAGGTGGAATGGTATCAGCAGAAGAAATAGAACAAGCTAAATTAGATATTGATATTAGAACTTTTAGACAAGAGTTTGAGGGTACATTTGAAAACTATGCTGGTGCAGTTTATTATAACTTCCACCCAGTTGATAATGTTGTTAAGAAAGATATTGATTGGTCAAAACCTTTACACATTGGTTTAGACATGAACGTAGACCCAATGTCAGCTTGTGTAAGTCAATTAGAAAAGGATAAAGTTTTTTTAATAGATGAAATTGTTATTTATGGTTCAAATACTGATGAAATGTGCCAAGAAATAAGAGATCGTTATGGTACAAAAATTCCAATAACCATATATCCTGACCCAGCTTGTAGACAAAGAAAAACATCTGCTGGTGGTCGAACTGATTTAAGTATCTTACAAAATGCTGGTTTTAAAGTTAAAGTTAAACATAAACACCCAGCTATTAGAGATCGAGTCAATTCAGTAAATGCTAGGTTAAAAGATTCTAAAGGAGAAAGACATATTTTTGTTTCACAATCTTGCAAAACTTTGATAAAAGGATTACAACGACAAATATACAAGGAGAATACAAATATTCCTGACAAGGAAGATGGATTCGATCATATGAATGACGCACTAGGATATATGATTGATTATTTAAAACCATTAACCACACAGGCTAATTTTAACTCTCCTACAAGATGGACAATGAAATAGATTATGGCATACACTAGAGATCAAGCAATCACAGTACATAAAGATTATCAAGAGACAGTTAATAATTGGGAGTATTACATTAGATCATACAATGGTGGCTATGATTATATGGTGGGTCAATATCTGCATAGATATAATTTAGAATTAGATAACGAATTTAATCAAAGACTAGCAAACACACCTTGCGATAACCATTGTAAAAATATCATTCAAATTTATTCATCATTTTTATTTAGAGTTAGACCAAGTAGAGAATTTGGTTCACTAGCTGATGAACCATCATTAAATAATTTTTTAAAAGATGCTGACTTAGAAGGTAATAATCTTAATGCTGTAATTAAACAGGCTCAAAATTATGCTTCTATTTATGGTCATTGTTTTTTAATTTTAGATAAGCCTAATGTTACTACAAATACTAGAGCCGAAGAATTAGAACAAGATATTAGACCATACTTATCAATCGTTACTCCTGAAAATGTTTTAGATTGGAACTATGAAAGACAACTCAATGGTAAGTATGAATTAAACTATTTAAAAATCCGAGAAGAAGTAGATAGACAAGGTGGTACATACATGAGAGTTTGGTATCCTGATAGAATAGATACTATCTATATGCCAGAAAGAGAAGAACCTAGAGTGATAGATACTGTAGATAATATGATTGGCAAAATACCAGCAGTTATTTTATACAATTCTAAATCTCACAAAAGAGGAATTGGTCAATCAGATTTAACTGATATAGCTGATTTACAAAAAGCTATTTATAACGAATATTCAGAAATGGAACAGTTAATCAGATTAACAAACCACCCATCATTAGTTAAAACTCCGAGTGTTAATGCTTCTGCTGGTGCTGGTGCTGTTATTGAAATGCCTGATGAACTTGAGCCAAACTTAAAACCATATTTACTACAACCATCTGGTCAAAATTTAACTGCAATTATGGATTCAATTAGAAACAAAGTTGAATCTATCAATAGAATAGCACACACAGGTGCAGTAAGAACTCAAAAGACAGGAATATCATCTGGTGTTGCATTACAAACTGAATTTGAATTATTAAATGCTAGACTATCTGAAAAAGCTGATAACCTACAAATAGCTGAAGAACAATTATTTAGACTATATGCTTTATTTCAAAATACAATATTTGATGGAGAAATAGACTATCCAGAAAGTTTTAATATTAGAGATTACGCAACTGATTTAATGTTCTACCAACAAGCAAAAGCAATTAATGTTCAATCTCCAACCTTATCAAAAGAAATTGATAAAGAGATTGCAAGAGCAGTTGTTGATGATGATGAAAAATTAAATATTATCTTTGATGAAATAGATATTAAAAATGAAGTAGGAGAATTTACTCAAGACGAAGTAGTTCAAGTAGATCAAGAAGTAGCACAAGAACAAATTTAATGAATGGCGGATATAGTCAAAAAAACTGCAAACTATCGTATTAAGCAAATTGAAATTGCAGAAGCACAATACTATCAAACTTTAATTAAAACTTTACAAAAAATAGAAGATGAAGTTGTTTCTCTTGCTGGAAGATTACCTATTACAGATGGTAAATTAATAGAACTACAATCAGCTATTGCAATTAGACCACAAATAAAAGCTATTCTTGAAAGAGAATATTTGGCATGGTCAGATACAGTTGTTAGAGATGGGTTTAATAAACAAGCTAAACGAATTGAAAAAGCATTTAAAAGAATTGGTAATATTCCACCAGAGTTTCAAGAATTAACAAAGGGAGATTTAGCTTTAATACAAAATTTAAAACAACAATACTTTACACAATTCAAAGATGTATCAAATACATTTACTAGAAAATTGGCAGAACAAGTTTATCAAAATACATTAGTGGGTGCAGATTTTACAGTACTAGAAAAACAATTAAGACAAACTATAAATGGTATTTATGCTAGTTCTGATGACCCAGAAATTAATAGATTAATAACCTATATTAATAGAAATCAAAATTCAGAAGATGCTACAATTCAAGCAAAAGTAGATGAAAAAGTACAGATATTACAATCAAAATTTGCAAGAGATAGAGTTGGGGAAAACATGAAAAGATATGCTGGTCAAATATTAAATGATTCATTAAGGGATTTTGACGCAACCCTTAATTTTAATAAATCACAAGAAGCTGGCTTGACTTATGTTAAATATTATGGAGATGTAATACCAACAACAAGAGATATTTGCAGAAATGTAATAAATGGGGTATATGATAAACGAAAAGGTGGACTTTTTACAATTGATGAAGTCGAAAAATTGTGGGCAAGTAGAAGTTGGTCAGGAAAGAAATCTGGCAATCCTCTCATTGTTCGTGGTGGATATAATTGTCGTCATCAATGGTCTTACGTCAATCCAGATTGGTATGACGAACAAGGCGAACTAATAATATAACAATAGGAGAAATATGTCCGAAGAAACAAAAGTTGTTGCACAAGAAACTGCAACAGAAACACAAGAAACAAATACTGAAGTAAAAGCAGAAATAAAATCAAATACTTTTACACAAGAACAACTTGATAATATAATTAAATCAAGACTTGAAGCTGAACAAAGAAAATACGAAAAGAAACTTCAAGAAGAAGAAAAGCAAAAACAAGAAATATTAAAACAAGAACAATTAAAAGAAGCTAAAACAAAAGCTGATCTTGAAAAAATTATGCAAGAAAGATTAGCAGAAAAAGAAAATGAATTAGCTACTTATAAAAATCAAATTAAAAAAGAAAAAGTTGATAATTCAATACTTTCTGTTGCTTCTAGTAATAAAGCAATTAACCCAGCGCAAGTAGTAGCTTTATTAAAAGATGAGGTTAAATATACTGATGATGGTAGAATAGAAATAGTTGATAATAATTCTAATGTACGATATAACGCAAAAGGAGAACTATTAACTATTGAAGATCGTGTTAAAGAGTTTTTAGATAGCAACCCACATTTCCGTCAAGGGTCATTGTCAGGTTCAGGAAGCCAGAGTGCTATCGGTGGTAAAACTGTTAAACCTTTTAATCTACAGGACTTGGACTTAACAAAACCAGAAGATCGTGCAAAATATTCTGAATACAGAAAAAAACGAGATTCGGGTGCTGTTGAGATTAATTTAACAAAATAATTAAAGGACTAATATAATGGCAAACGAAAGTACAAGTTCTACACTATCGGAACTATACACAGAGATAGTAGCTGAAGCACAATTCGTAGCTTCTGAAAAGTCCATCATGAGAAACTTAGTTAAAAACTATGCTATCACTGGTGGTGGTAAAGCAGTTGAAGTTCCTGTTTATGCACAAGTTAGTGCGGCGGCAGTTTCTGAGGCGACTGACTTATCAAATACAGCAATTGACCCATCTTCTGTAACTATTACAGCGAGTGAGGTTGGCGTGATGACAACTCTTACAGATTTAGCAAGAAACTCTGCACCAAGAAATGTTGCAGCAGATATTGGTAAATTGTTCGGTGAAGCATTAGCTAGAAAACAAGACGCAGATTTAACTGCATTGTTTGATGGCTTCTCAACTGCATTAGGAGATGGTACTGGTGCAATTAGTGCGGCAGTAATATTTAATGCATTATCAACTTTAAGAGCAAATGCACTTGATGCTGATATGTGTGCAGTTGTGTTACACCCTAAAATTGCTTACGATTTAAAAGCTAACATGACAAACACTTTTGCTAATGCAAATGCAAACGATCTTGCAAATGAAGCTTTAAGATCAGGCTTTGTTGGAAGATTAGCTGGTATGAACGTATTTGAAACTTCAAATATTGCTAATACTGGTACTGCTGGAGATTACAAAGGTGGTGCGTTCCATAGAGATGCTTTAGCAATCGCTATGATGCAAGATGTTAAAATCGAAACTCAAAGAGATGCTTCTCTAAGAGCTGACGAGATTGTAGCTACATCTGTATATGGTGTTGGAGAAATCCATGATTCATATGGTGTAGAACTACACTACGATTCATCAATTCAATAATAATTGAATACTTGGTGGGGGCTAGAAATAGCCCTCACTTCTAAATAGGAGATAAAATGGTAAAAATAATTCAAGATTCAGAACAAAAAATTAAATTACAAAAAGGTAATAAAATCATTGAAAGAACTTTAAAAGAATACAAAACAAATATTAAGGTTTGGAATTTTAGAGGTTTTAAACCAGTTCAAGATGATGTAAAAGAAGATAAGGTTGTAGAAATAAAACCTAAAAAAACAAGGAAGAAAAAAGATGAACAAGTGGATTTGGCTAAAGACGAAGAAAAAAATTAAGTGGGTTTGGGTAAAAGCAAAAAACAATCCTATGTATTCTATTCCTTTAGCTTGTTTAATAGTTTATTTAATTTGGAATTAAGTTATGGCTAATTATACTGGTGCTGATGTTATTACTGCAAGTGATGTAACTAAATATCAGCCTGACGCATTTGGATTTGGTATTTTATCAACTGACACAGAAGCAGTTAATTTCTTTGCACAAACTACAAACGATATTTTTAGACAATTAAGAATTGAGTGGTGGCCAGTTTATAAGCAGAATGTATTTACTGATATTACTGTTTTAAATACAGCAGAAATGGTTAATACAAAAGTTAATTTAGATCAATTTGAACGTGCTGGAGTTTATCTATTTCTTGGAAGATTTTTATTACCAGCTTTAACTAAATTTAGACCAGAAACAGAAAAAGATAGATTCGAAAGAATGGCAGAATATTACATGAGCCAATACAATATCGAATGGAGAATGATATTAGAAGATGGTGTTGAATACGATACAGATGCTAACCAAACTATTTCTGTTAATGAG